TTAAGCATAATATTCTTTAGTGTCATTTTTTAGCGTTAGGTTTGCCAAAATAATGTTTGTAATATCTTCATCAAAAAATTCTAGTATGTAAAACATTGTTATTAATGCCACCAATAGCACCACGCCATATAATAAAGACCACACAAATAAGAAAGAAGCGCTCAAAAAAGAAATGATCCAACTATTCATATTAAGCTTTAAAAACTTCTCTTTTTTAGATATTTCTCTAACATTGATGGTCTCTACATAATTTAAAATCATTCACCCAACTCCAAATAATTTATTGGCAATAGTTTGAGCGTTTGCAATGGCAATAGTGGCCAAAATTATCCCTATACATTTCCACGCAATTTCTCCTAGCCTGTCTAGGTTTTTAACTACATAAATACCAACACAAATCACAATAATTGCACCTATTGCTTTCATAAAAGGACCGCTAGTAAAATTGATGATTGTTTGTAATGCATTAGACTGCCACACGCCACTTCCATTTGCCAACAATAAATTGGGCATAGCCAACAGCATAAAATATAAAGCTTTTTCTTTGAAATTTTTACATTTCATAATCTACTCCTTGAATTGGTTTTTCATTTTCTTTTGTGTTGTTTTGTGAGATTGTTTGTTCTTGTGGTTTTAATAAGGCTAAGCACTCATTTTTAAGAGCTTCTAATTTTTCTTTTTTCTTACCATCAAAAAACAAAGATTATTTCTCTATTCTTTCTAAAAAGTTTTTTATCATTTCATCATTGATATGATCATTACCGATTAAATTGGCCAGCTTTAAGTCATCGTTACAATCCTTAGAATATGGGATAAAAACATTAGGCATATTTTCTGTATACTTATAAATGATTTCTTCACTAATCTGTGTATAGATTTGTCCATTTTTATCATTGTCATAGGCTAAAACAATATTTAAAGACAAATCAGGTTTATTCACAGGCTCAGGCTCTGTGGTTTGAATTTGCGTGTTCTGTGTAAATAAATTACTCATTGCTTGTTGTTTTAAATGGGTTATATCCATAATGCGTCCTTTTAAAATAATAGGTGTTGCATCATTAGGGCTTTTATAATACGCCCTTGATTGATCCACAGAAACTTTTTTATCTATGTAGTCATAAATACCCAAAGCCTTAGCACAAAAATTGTTAAAGACACTAAAATCATTGTTACAATTAAAATCTTGACCTATAGTTTGCTGTGTAGGGATAATGATTCTAAATCTTTCAGCAATGTGTCCGTGCTTTTCTTTATTATGGTTTCTTGATGGGATAATAAGCGTTTCTATACCATGTTTTTTAAAAAGATTTTTAGTCTCTTCTAGGCCAATATTAGGCTTATCTTTGTCATTATCTATATCAAAAATAAGCAAGTTAGAAAAGCCTTTGGTGTTATGGGTATTTCTATAGTTATTCTTATAAATCGCGCTTGAATAATGGTAGTTTGTAATCACCTTAACTAATTCATCTAAACTTTTTACACTTTCATTAACCCAATCTTTAGCTGGCATAAAATCTGTGCTACTAGGATATTTAGCCCTTGAAAAATGGATAGTTAAATTATCTCTAGTGGTGTTTGTTTTATTTTCAATTCTTGTTTGAGTGCCTTTATATAATTCAAAGCTCTGAACCTTTTTAAGATAGTCAGTGTATTCTTTGCTTTTAGATTGCTCAATATCGCTCAATAATTTTTCTAAAAAAGCGTCTAATTTATTAGCATTAAATTGCCCATTACAGCTTAATAGAATACTTTCATAAGCATTGAGCTTTCTTAATTGCAAATAACTCATGCTATCAATAATGCTTTCACTTAAAACAATATTTTTAATCAGCTTTAAATCCTTAGGAGCAAGCATTTCTATACCTTTTTCCCCCTTATTTAAAGCATTAATAGGTCTGTTTAATACTTGATTATTTAAGCTAGTCATAGGATTTTCCAAGCGTCTAGTGTAAGAAATGATCTCATTAGAATGGCTATTTTTGGAATATAAGAAGTTAGGCACACACATGTTATTATGTTTGTCTCTTTTTAAAGAGTGGTTATAGACTAAAAACAGATTACCATTAAGCTTTCTTTTTTCTAACATTTTGGAATTGGTTAAATCATAAAGTTCAAATTGATTGAATTTATCAATAATTTTTTGTTGCTCTTTAAATTTATCTGCTTCTTTACTAGTTAGTTTAGAGGCATTTTCTTTTATGGTATCATCGTTTATGATTAAACCTTGTGCAAAACCCATTAAATCTAAATTTCTGTTCTTACAGAAATTGATAATATTACCGCTATCAGCTTTATTGTCGCAGTTGAAATAAAACCATTGAAAATTAGCATTTTGTCTTACAAGAAGCTTTTCATTGCTATTACCATAAACTTTCCAAATTTTAGTGCTTTTTTGTGCGTTCAATCTATAACCATTTCTTTCTAAAAGGCTATCTAGTGGTAAGTATATAGCGTTCTTTACATAAGCCATAATCAAGCCTTTATGCACATTCTCTTAAATCTTTAGATTTAACGCTCAATCTATTAAAAGCTCTTTGCAAATTTTTCAATACAATAGCTTTTTGATAAGGACATTTGTTACTAGGGAGTGCTTTTTTGCTCAAGCTTTTATAATTAAGCGTAAAAATTGTCTGTGTGTCATTCAAAGGGTTAAAACTAAAAAGTAAGTCGTTAAATTGTCTGAATTTACTAAAAACAATCTCTTTAAGCTCGCAAATTTGATTATTAACTCTATACTTCACGCTTTTTAGCCTTTGTGTGTTCTTTTGTAAAAAGTTAATAATTTTTAAAAAAAAGGGGGAAGGGAGTGTGTTTTTATTGAATTTACTCCCTTGAAACTCCTTATTTTTTGTGAAGTCTTTTAAATAGATATAAACATATCCTGGCTTATTTTTTACCGCTTCAATTAACCCTTGAGCTTCCAAATCATTGATTGCGTTTCTTAAAGACCTATCTACACACTGATGCACTTGCGTGTAATAGTGTCTACTTAATGCAATTTTATTGCTTTTTGAACTTAGTGCAAGCTCACAAAGCTCTCTGTAAAGCCTTCTAGACCCAACCCCACCAAATAAAGTGCTATAAAACCTATCTTCAACAACTTTTCTAAAGATTTCTACATTAACATCTGGATAGTTTTGGAAATAAAATTGTTGTGTCTTTTTGGAAAATTTAACATTGTCTAAAAACATTTCTTGGCACTCTCTAGAATTTAAGTGCAGTTTAGGGATTTTAAAAAACTTCATAAACTTCCTTTTAAAAGAATTAGATAAGAGTTCTATAAATAATTACATTCTCTAAAGAATGAAACAAAAAGTTCACAGCGTTAGCTATCTCGCAAAAGCGGAATTTGAGTTTAAGAACGGCGTTTATGATTTAGTGGCTCTGCCTTGTGGTGCAGAAGTGGTGAAGGTGAGTTTAGAAGTGGTAGGTAATCCTACGGCTGGAACTGTTAGCGTTGGCTTCAAAGATGAAAGCACAAAAGAATATTTTTTAAAACTAGAGAGCTTGGCAACCAACAAGAACGCTACAAGCGCTAAAGACTACACGGCTACAAGTAATAAGGTAGTTGTGGCAGAAGTCAAAAGCGCAAGCGGAACCGACACTAAAGGCGTGTTAAGAGTGCTATACTTTTTACCGAGCGTGATTGAAGTAGAGTATTAAAAAGCTTTTAGCATTTATAGAAAGGTTAAAAAATGTTTTTTAAAAACCCTTTAAACGATCCGAACTACTTCAAGCCACAAAACGCTAAAAGCGCGCAAGAATTAACGCAAGCACCGAAAAACTTCGGCTTGTTGAATTATTCTAAAACGAGTTATAGCGATTTTTTGAACGATTATAAGCCAGTGCCTAAAACTTCTAAATTTTCTAACTTCATGGAGAATGTGGGAGGTTATGGAGGTTTAGGGATGCTAGGAGGAGCGATCGGAGGTTTAGGGAGCTTGATCGTGGGAGCGATTAATTATAGCGAGCAAAACAAGAGCGCTAAAGAAAGCGCTAGAATGGCTAAAGAGCAGTTTGAATTAGAAAAACAACGCTATAACGCCAGGGAGCAAGAACGCTTAAAAAATAGGGAAGCCATTGACAACATCGCTAAAAATAACGCTGACATAATGACAAGGTTTTAGCTAAACATAACCCTTAAAATAAAGCCTTGATTTAGCTAATCTTTAGCTAAAAGAATAAGGCAACTTTCATGGACTTTCTCACGCTACAAAACGATTTCACTAACGACTATCAAAAGGCTTTGATCGCTAATAATGAATTTTTAGAAGCCAAGAAATACTACAACGGGAACCAACTCCCGCAAGATGTTTTAAACATTATTTTAGAGCGAGGTCAAACGCCCATCGTAGAAAACATGTTCAAAGTAATCGTGAATAAGATTTTAGGTTACAAAATAGAGAGCATTAGCGAGATACGATTAAGCCCTAAACAAGAAGAAGATCGAGCCTTAAGCGATTTATTGAATAGCCTTTTACAGGTTTTTATCCAACAAGAAAACTACGATAAATCTATGATTGAAAGGGATAAGAACATTTTAATTGGCGGGTTAGGTGTGATCCAGTTATGGGTGAGCCAAGATAAGGAAAAAAATGTAGAAATTGAAATTAAAGCCTTAAAACCCGAAAGCTTTGTAATTGATTATTTTTCTACCGATAAGAACGCATTAGACGCAAGGCGTTTTCATAAGATGCTAGAAATCACGGAGCAAGAAGCTTTATTATTGTTTGACGATAGCGTGATTATTAACTATTCTAGTGTGAATCACGAAAAAATAGCGAGCGTGATTGAAAGTTGGTATAAAGAATACAATGAAGAAACAAAAAGCTACGAATGGAATAGGTATTTATGGAATAGAAACGCAGGAGTGTATAAAACAGAGAAAAAGCCTTTTAAGAACGGCGCATGCCCTTTTATCGTATCCAAGCTATACACGGACGAACTGAATAATTATTATGGATTGTTTAGGGACATTAAGCCTATGCAAGATTTCATTAACTACGCCGAAAACCGCATGGGGAATATGATGGGAAGTTTTAAAGCGATGTTTGAAGAGGACGCTGTGGTAGATGTAGCGGAATTTGTAGAAACCATGAGCTTAGACAATGCGATCGCTAAAGTTAGACCGAACGCTTTAAAAGACCATAAGATCCAATTTATGAACAACCAAGCGGATTTAAGCGCTTTAAGCCAAAAAGCCGAACAAAAACGCCAATTATTAAGGCTTTTAGCAGGATTAAACGATGAAAGTCTAGGAATGGCAGTCAATAGACAGAGTGGTGTTGCTATCGCACAAAGGAAAGAAAGCGGTTTGATGGGCTTACAAACCTTTTTAAAGGCTACTGATGATATGGATCGGCTCATTTTCAAATTAGCGGTTAGCTTTATTTGCGAGTATTTCACTAAAGAACAGGTTTTTAAAATTGTGGATAGGAAGCTAGGGGACAGGTATTTTAAAATCAATTCTAGCGACGACAACAAAATAAGACCGCTTAAATTTGATCTGATTTTGAAATCCCAATTAAAGACGGAGAGTCGGGATGAAAAATGGTATAACTGGAACGAACTATTAAAGATTTTAGCGCCCATAAGACCGGATCTAGTGCCAAGCTTAGTGCCACTGATGCTAAACGACATGGATAGCCCAATAGCTAACGATGTTTTAGAAGCGATACAAAACGCTAACGCTTTGCAACAAGAAAGCGCCAAAGCGAACGCACCCTATAACCAACAAATCCAAGCCTTACAAATCCAAAAACTACAGGCTGAAATCATGGAGTTACAAGCTAAAGCGCACAAATACGCCGAACAAGGAGCGCTATCACAAACCACGAACGAAAGCGAAAAGATTAACCAAGCCGTAGCGATTAGCGAGATGCAACAAGAAAACGCCAACAACGCTAATAATGCTAATAAGGAAGAAAGCGATAACAAGCCAAAAAAGAAACTCAAAACGAGCGATAAAACGACATGGCGCAAATACCCGAGCGCGCAGAATTTGGATTATTGAAATGAAGTTTTTAGAAATGTTAGCGATTAGCGTTTTGATTTTCATTTTAGGGATTAGCTTTATTTTAGCGGTTTGTTTTTCTATAGGAGCGTTATATTATGGATAAGCAACGAGCTTTAAAAGAATTAGCGATTAGAGAATTAGCAAGGCGTGATTTTTACCAATTCGTGCGCTTGAAGTGGGAAAGGTATGAGAATAAGCCTTTTTTAGACAACTGGCACATTAGATTTTTATGCAAGGTTTTAGAATGCACGCAACCTAACACATGTCAAAGCGATGAACTAATAAGGCGTTTGATTTTGAACATGCCTCCAAGCTATGGAAAAACCGAAATTATCGCAAGATGCTTCATAGCGTGGAGTTTAGGCAAAGACAGGACTAAAAAAATCTTTTATATCTCTTACAGCGATGAATTATGCAGAAAGATCGCTAACCAAGTGAGGGATTTGATGAGTAGCTTTTTTTATCAAAGTATCTTTTTTGATGAACCTTTAGAGTTTTTGCAAAACAACGCAAGGGAGTTTATTTTACGAGAGGGTGGAGGCTTATTCGTAACGACCTTAAAAAGCGCGCTTACAGGATTTCATGCTAACCAGATACTGATCGATGATCCTATCAAAGTGAGCGGGATGAACTCTAAAAAAGAAGCGAGCCTCGTGAATTATAACTTTAAAGAAAGCGTAATATCGCGCTTACAAGACACGAACTCTAACATAACTATTTTAATGCAGCGCCTAGGAAGTAATGATTTATGCGGGTTTTTGCAAAGCGAGCGGGAGTTTGATGAAGAAACAATCAGAAAATGGAAAATCATACAGCTTAAAGCCTTGAACGAAAACCAAGAAACCTACAAAATAAAAGATTTTGAACACACAAGAGAGAAAGACACGCCGTTATTTGAAGCAAAGCACAATAAGGAACAATTAGAAGCCTTAAGGCTACAAATGGGAAACGATGAATTTAGCGCGCAATACCAACAAGAGCCAACTATTAGCAGTGGTGGGTATTTTGATCCGCAGTATTCAAAGAAAGTTTTCACGCATGAATTAGGGGAGATGAATATTTATATATTTGTAGATAACGCTTTAAGCTTGAGCCAGAACGCCGATAATCGGGCTATTGTGGTCGTGGGCGTTGAAAACTACAAAGAGAGCGTTAGGTATATCGTTTTAGATTGTTTTTTTGGAATATGGAGCGAAGAAGAAACCATTAAACACATTCTAGCGGCTAAAGAAAAATACAAGGACGCAAAAACCTTTATAGAAAGCGATGGCGGAGGTTTAATCTTGTATCGTTTGTTATTAGTCGCTTTAGCAAGACACAACGAGCAAAACAAGCAAAACAATAAGGAATTACTGAGCGATGAAATCATTTGCTACACACCAAGCCGAAAAATCTCCAAAGTGGATAAAATCAAAGCGATAAGGCCTTTTTATAATACCGGGTTTTTAGTGTTTAGCCATTCTAGCAACAACACCGGACAGATAGAAAAAGAACTTTTTAGCTTTAACCCTGATAAGCCTTTTAAAAAAGATGATTGTATAGACGCCTTAGCGAGCGCGATAACGCATGAGAGCGTGAAAGCGCCGATCAAGCGAGAAGTAAAAGAAAGCTACAACGCCAGATTTAAAAATAAACCGACATGGAGGATCTAGCAAACCTAACCCTTAAAAAAAACGCTTGATTATTGTTTAATCAAACAAAAAGAAAGGAATTTAATGAAAAACAGAAACTATATTAAAAATTTTAAAAATATTGAAAACATTAAAAAAAAGCGTTTAGCGTGTAAAAAGGCTAATAAGAGAGCGTTAGAGCGTTTAAAAAATAAAGGCTATAGGGATTTTATCGCTAATATTAAAAGCAAAAGACAAAGCGATGATGAAATCATAGAAAATTTAGAATTGAGTTATCTTAACGCTGGGATTTAGGAGTTATTCGCATGTGGAATGAAAGAGTATTGAAAATTATACCCGCATTGTTGTTTTTGTTTTGTTTGTTAGAAATTTTTGAACTCGTTTTAATCATTGACGACATGAGCAAGACCGAGAAGCTAGAAGCCGATATTAGAAATAATTTAAAGGCGTTAGAAGACATTACAATTTTATTAAACGAGCATTTAGAAGGCATGGAACAGCCTAACATTAAGAAGCGCAGATGACGCAACACTATCTGGTTTTAGGGTTTGAAGTTTCAAAATTCATCCCGTATTTTTTGGTGCTAATGATCGGCTTGTTTGTGGGGGTTTTGTATGTTTTTAGAAGTATTAGGAGCGAAGACTTTAAAAACAAAAGCGAAAAAGTGATTTATATTATTCAAGGCGTGGGATCGAGCATGCTCATAACTTGGATTAGTTACGAAATCACGGATTATTTTTTTAATTTGCCGACTAGTTTGTGCGTAGCGGTTAGTGGAGGCGTGGGTTATTTAGGAGCGGAGAGCGTGAGCGCTTTAGTGCTAGATAGTTTAAAGAAAAGGTTATAAAATGGATTTGACAAATTTAGAAAACGCTTTAAATAATGGGAATTTTAAAGAGCAGGTTTATTCTAGTTTAGAGGGCGTGTATCAAATTTCTAAGGTTTTGAATCAGTTAGATCTTTTAAAAAACTTTAGCGATCACGATTTAGAGATAGTAGGAAAGATAGAAGCGATTAAAACCGCCTTAGCAGGCTATGAAACAAGCGAGCAAGAACTAAAAGCGCAAATTAAGGCTTTAGTGGATAGTTTAGAAGCTAAAAAGCAAGAATTAGAAGCCTTGTTGAACACGCAATTACAGAGCGCTTTAACGAGCGAAACACAAAAGCTAACACAAACAGGAAACGAACTAAAAACTAATCTTATAAGCGAACTCACGCAAGCTAAAAATACACTAGCGCAAAGCTTAAAGCCTCAAATTCAAGGCGTAACGAAGTTTTTAGGAATCTATGTTTATGGGCGTCAAACGCTATTTAAAAATGAAAGCGATGAGTTTATAGAATTGTTTGAGTTTGCCGATATCCATTTACAAGCGAATAAAATCTATATCGTGCAATTTAGCATGCCTTATGAAATAACCACGAACGGGATTTATAGCGATAGCATGGGCGAAATGGTTTTATCTGTAAAAGCTAATTCTAAAGCGTGGCCGATAATAAATAGTTTCTATCAAAACAAAACCATTAATTTAACCAGTAACAATAAAATTGCAGACACTTATAGAACTACGAGCATTTTTGAAACGCCTAGCGAACAAGCGGATTACAAAATAGCGGTATTTGCTAGAAAACATAAAGATTTGTGGGTGAATGTGAATTATACAAGTAATTCAAGCGGTTTTGAAACGAGCTTTTTAAATAATGCGATATTTAGAAATTTGACCACGCAAAGCATACCGACAACCTATAATAATGATTGGGTGTTTAACAAGCATTCTCAAGCGATCGTTTATGAAATTTTGAAATGAAGCTTTTATTTTTAGCGTTTGTTTGTAGTTCCGATTAAATGCGATATTGAAATACCAACACGACCGAGCGAGCATTTAGAAGCGTTGGAATATTTGCGAGCGTTATTGATTTATACCGAAACGCTAGAAAACGATTTGAAGTTTTGCACAAAAAATAACCCTTTAAAATAACGCTTATTTATGGCTAAATACCAAGAAACTAAAGGAAGTTAATGTATTTAGTGCTACTAGAAAGAAAACACGATTTAAAAGCGCTTGTTCGTAAAGATAAGAAAGAAAGCGGCATGTTAGGAAATTTTAGGGTGTTTGAAAGCACGCACGATCAAGGCATAAGCGATAAAGCGATAATCAAACACTACGAAAAAGAAAAAGCCTTATTCAGTTGCTTTTCATTAGAAAATAGCGGAGAGCCAACGGACACGCCGAATTTAGATAAACCGATTATCGCTAGAGACTACGAATTAGAGTGGAGCGATACGAGTTGCACGGTGCCTAAAGAATACCAAAATAAAAAATGCAATAACTTACGCCATGAAGTGTTGCAACTAGTTGATCCTAATAACAAAGATTTTAAAAACCGAAAAATTTTAATCCATGTAGGAAACAGCGCGCATGATACTTTAGGGTGTATTTTGTTAGGGATGGAACACGATGAAGATATGATTTATAAAAGCAACGAAGCGGTAAAAAAGTTTTTTGATTTAGTGAAAGACAAAGGCGTTAATAACTTTTTGCTTAAAGTGGTTGATAAGGCTTAAAATGGATACAACCCGATTTATAAGGAATTTTATTTTATTTAAAGAAGCCTTACAAAAGCAAAATTTCAATAACAAAGATTTAAACACCACGAGCATGCAAGCAGCCTTACAAAGCGAGCAGTTAGCTTTAAGCGAAGAAGCGCAAGGCTTACAGAGCGAACAGGTGAGAGCAAAAATGCAAATAGATTTTTTAGGGATGCAAGCGAATTTACAAAACGCCAAAGCTGAAACCTTAAATAAGCTAATCCAATGCCAAGCGATGCTAAAAAGCCTAAAAGACAACGCTATGATAAACCGAGCGAACGCATTAGTAAGCTTGTTACAGGTGCAAGCGAATGTGGCTAATGGGATTACAGCGAGTAATTTTGAAGCAGCGTTTAAAATCATCGCACAGATCGGAAGCGAATACAACCAAATCACACTAAACAACGGGAGCGTGAGCGTGAACGAAAAAGAACAAACGAACGAACTAAAAACGATTTTAAATAATTTGAGTAAGGAATTAGAGAAGCTTAACGAACAAAGCGAAGTTAATTCAATACAAGTTTTTAGCGACAAATTAGAAGTGTTGAAAGACGCGCCGATCAAGTTATGGGGTTTTAGCACTTTATCTAATGCTAGCGAAGGATTTTATAATGAACAAGACGAAAAAATAGCGAGCGGTAGCGTGTGTTTGTTTAGAAGCGATAAAGTAGGAAAGCACACGATAACTTTTAAAGCGATCAAGGATAGTATAACTTTAAGTAAAAACATCACCATAAGCGTTGTATCAAACAAACTCAAAGAAAGGATAAATTAACATGGCTTATTTTGAAAGCATCACAGCAGGCAGAGGCGGATTAGATAGTTTTAATCAAGCGTTGAATAACCAACGATACGCTAACTTATTACTAAATGAAAGCATGGGCAATTTTGCAAATACGATCGCTAATGCAGGAAGCCTTTTTGATAACGCTAAAATCAAAGATGAAGCCTTAAAGTATCAAAAAATGCGAGATTTAGCTAATGATAAAAAACAAGCCGAAGCGTTTGACTTACAAAAAAGACAAGCCGAATTAAGCATGGATTTTGCTAAAAGACAACAGATCATGAGCGAAGAAAGACACAAGCAAGAAAAAACACTAAACGATCACAGAGCGAAAGCCATGAAGCTTGAAAACCAACGAAGTCAAGAAGAATTTACATGGCTTAAAAAAACAATTCCGCAAGCTAAAGCGCGCGCGTTAGTTAGTAATGATACCACGCAAAACGCTTTAAACACGCCAAAACAAAGCACACTACCCACACAAAGCGCACCAATAAATAAGCCAAAGCCAGCGAGCATGGAAGAAGTCAAAAGTTACATTAACTCTAATCCTTTTTTTAGATATTAATGCTTTATAGCGTGATTTTTAGAGTTTTTAGGGGGATTATGCCTTATATTGTTATCGTTATTTTGTTAATTTTCAATAGTAATTTAAAAGTTAAATTAGTGCTAGCGAAAGAAAGACTAACCACTAGCGAAGCGCACTTGATCAAACAAAATGAAACGATTGAAGCGCTAGAATTAGAAAGCCAACAATACAAGGCTAACAAGCTTTTAGAAGCAACCAAAATAAAAGACAAATACCATAAAATCACCATCAAAGACAACACATGCGAAGCGAAGTTAAAAAGCTATGAAACGCTTATAAACGCCTTCAAAAAAAATAACCCTTGAAATAGTTTTTTACAATTTGTAAAATTTGTCAAAATAGCAAGGAGTTAAAAAAATGAAACTCTACAACAAGATACAAGAACTCATTAACGAAAGCGAATTGCTCAAACAAAAAAATAATGAAGTGTTAGGATTAGCGAAAAACGAATTAAGCGATCTAGTCAATACTAAAGCTAACGAGAACTTAGAAAGCCTAAAAAACCAATTTCAAGGCTATTTAAACGGGCAATTAGTAGAAATGCCTTTAATAATAAAAAAAAATGTTGAGGAGCTTGTCAATAAGGAAACGCTAACCGAAGAAGTTAGAAACGAACTTTTAAGCCAATTTGACAAGCAAGCGATCACAAACGCCTTAAGGCAAGAAATCAAAACCGAGATTAAAAGCGAGCTTGATAATCTTTTAAGTAATAGAGAGCTACAAAGCGAACTACAACAGGCTAAAAACGAGATTGTGAGCGAAACCACGAATAACACCACCAACGCCTTAACAAGCAAGATTTTAGGGATTTTAGAAACTAGATTGAACGCTATCACCGAAAGCGTGGTTAAGAATTTAGATTTTAGTTTTTTGAGAGCGCAACCGAAAGCGTTTTATAATGTGATTAATGAGAACTTAAAAGAAATGTTTTTAAAAGAGCTTGAAAGCGAGATTTTAAAGAAGTTCATTAAGGAAAGCATTGATAACGCTTTAAAAGAAGCGGAGAAACTCAAAGCTTTAAGGTTAGCGGAATTAAAAGCGTTATGCTATCTTCAGGTTACACTTGAAAGCCATAAGGTGCAATTATTACAAAACGCTTTAATGATTGAAGCCGATATTTTAAATAATAAGATGAAAATAGAAAACGAGATCGCTTATAATTTGAAGCGTAAAGAATTGATCGCTGATGGCAAATTAGAAGATGAAGCGTTTAAAAAATACATTTTTAAGGTAATTTGAGAAAAAGGACAAAGCAATGAGTGAAAAAACAGAAAGTGAAATTTTTGAAGAGCAACTAAACAGCCTTTACAAGCCGATAAAACAAGAGAAAAACACGCCAAGCGCGCCAGAAAGCGAGAATAAAACTAATCAAAATTTAGCTAATAACCAAAGTTTAGCTAATCATCAAGCTTTAGCTAATCAAAGTTTAGAAGCAGATGAGCCGTCTTACATTTCTACCGGTATCGCTTATTTGGACGACAAGATCAAAAATAGAAGTATCACAGCGTTTGATTATTATATGGCTAAAAAGTTTTTAGGTTTGGATTTGAATGTGAATTTAAACGGAAATTTAAATATTAAGAGCGAGAATAAAACAAGGTTAGCGAGCATTAACAAAGCCACGCAGGATGTTTTTGATGATCTTAAGGCTTTAGATTTGGGGGATGATTTAATTAAAAAAGCGCAAGAACATAGCGGTATTATTAACCAGGTTAAGCTATGGATCAACCACAAGACAGGAGGATTAAAAGGCGTTGATTACGATTTAGCAAAAACCGATAACGCTAGGCTAAGTTATGCTAATAAAGTCGCAAAGATCATGGCCGCAGGCGGACAGGTAACGCAGAAATTAAGAGATGAAGCTAAAGCGATGACAAGCTGGGGATTTAGAAGCAAGGAAGAAAACACCGCAAGAGCCACACAAACGCAAGAAATGCTACTTAATTCTTTAAGAAAAAATTTACAGATGTTGGAGAGTTTAGGCGGTAGCGTAAGCCCGCTAATGTTAGCAAAGATCAAAGAACACCAGGCAAAAATAGATTACATTAATGAAACCGGCGGAAAAATTGATCTCAAAAAATACCAAAGCTCAGTAAAAGGCTTTTAATGGAAGAAGAAAAAAAAGAAAACAAAAATAAAAAAGTAAATAAAGCTTATTCAAACGATTTTAAAATTAGGGTTAAAAGATACTATGAAAGAAGTTTAGAATCTAAACAAAAGATCGCCTCAAAATTTGGCATTAGTAACAGAACATTAGCATTATGGGTGATGGATGGAGAGTGGGAGAATAAAGTTATATTAAAAGAAATAAGGGCCATGTATGAGACGCATGGCTTGAGCCTTAACGCATTAAGTAAAAAGTATTGTGTGAGCGTTAGTTTAATAAGAAAATTTAAGATACGCGACAAATGGGAAAAGAAAAAGATTGCTAACGAAGCCGCCACCGTTTTAAAAGACAAGCTGACAACGGATAAAATGGGGTTATTTTTAGACACTAAAAAAGAAGAAGTTAAAGAAGTGTTAAAACAAAGTTTAGAAAACTTAGACCTTGACCCCGTGGTAGTGGAAGCGATAGCTGAAACAAGTAGCGACGAATTGATTTTGAAAGCAATGAACACCGCTTATATTAAAAAACAGATCTTATTTTGCGCTATTGTGGCAAGAGGTGAGCTGATTAAGATGATAAAAAAGCAGGCGATAAAGTGAAAGACAATATCAATATTATCGTTGCGGCTGAAAAAGTTTCTAAACTTTTCATTGATGCGGGCGTTAGCTTGTTTGGAAAAGAGCAGATCCAAGCGATAGAATATAAAGAGAATAACGATTATAGGCAAATGAATATAACCGAACTTATAGCATTAGCGAACGCTGATGATAATGTAGATTAG